CGTACTAATGGTAATTTTGCCACCGTCCCGATCAACTCCGGTAACTTCAACAGCCTGTCCATTGTTCCTTAATGCGGCACCAGCAGTGCCAGTACCACAGACGATACGCATTCCTTTTTCAAAATTAACAACATCAGACTGAGGAGACAGGGTAATAATAACCCCTGTTGTCCCTTCCCCGGAATCAATCTTGCCAATGTCACCATGACCAGAGCCATAAACATCTCGACCCATTGTGCGAGAAAGCGCATGTAGGGCTGAGTTTGTTTTGACCTTGGCAACATCAAGCAATGAACCTTCATTACCATCAGCAGCCAGTAGAGTTTCGTTGTCTACGGATACAACTGCGTAATCCTTAACGCGAGTTACAACGAATTCTTGCAACTGCGTTCCGCCACGATTGGCTTGAGCAGTAGCGAAATGAGCACTCCGACCAGGAGTAATTCCGTATTCAACGGCATAGGTGGCGTTCTTCCCTGGAAACTTAGTTTCCTTTGGAATCATCGCCAACAGCGGATTGTTTTTGTAAACAAGATTTTCGACCTTCTTGTACGGGTACATGTGTTTCATGGCCGCATCGAAGTTCGATAAATTAAAAGACGCCATAGCGTTCTACCTTTCTAATTTAAGTGAACAGTTTACCCTTCCAAAAATCATAGATCTCCTCTTCAGACATTTCATCTGCCGGAGTCTTGGTTGGTTGGGTCTCTAAGTTATTGGACAATGTTGTGCGCGACCGTCTGCCCATTCTTTTTGATGCGTCTATACCGTGAAACTCTTTAAATTTTGCTACGATGGCAGGGTTATTAAAAACTTCCGCTTCTTTTGCCCTTAAGCCGTCTTCTATCTTTGTAAATGCTTCATCGAAACCTAACTCAATGCCGGTTTCTTTATAATAAGCGCCTATTCCTTCTGCAATATCCTCTGTTGAACATTGCTCTTGGGTAAGCGGATAGTCTGTTGCAGTCTCTCTAAAGGAATCAATCTCACCATAATACTGACTAACAACCTGTTGCTGCTGTTGAGCAGCATGAGATTCTGCATTGTGTTGATCTCTTCTTGCCAACTCAGTCTTTAATTCTCTTAATTCTTTTTCCGTACTATCCAATCGCATTCTGGGAGAAGCTTCATTCTTCCCTGTAGCGATCCTATTAGTCCAATCAGCATAGAAGTCTAACGGTTCAATGCCTTGGGATTTTAGAAATGCGTTAGGATCCTGCATGAGGTGTTCCCTAGCGTTTTCTAAATGCTGTACTCTTTGCTCTCTGGCAGTAAGCTCCTGCACTTTTCTTTTATACGCGATATCTTTTTGACGTAATTGCCGATCTTTCTTTACGCGAGCGCTCCAAGAAGCATCAGACTTTTCTTCAGTCTTAACTTCTTCAGTCCCAATTTGGGACTCCTCCGGCTCCGCTTCCTCCGAATAAATACTAAAATCAGGCAATTCTTGATCTGGGACTAAGCCAGCCAAGTCTTCTTGAGATACTTCTTCTGATGCTTCCCCTACTAGTGCTTCTTCAACTACTGTTTCTTGTGCTGCGTCTGACATTTCTTACCCCATTAGTGGTGGACCACCCATTGGCGCTGCCCCTGGAGGACCACCTAGCGGTAAAGCTGGAGGACCTGCCGGTGGTGGTAAACCTGGAGGAGCCCCAGGAGGACCACCCATTGGTGGACCCGGTGGCATTCCCGGTGGACCAGGAGGCATTGCCCCAGGAGGCGGCGCTCCCATTGGGGGCATACCTTCTGGTGATGGCATCATAGGTGGTGGTTTTGGTTGTGCTAAGTCCATTGTTGAAACAGCTTGAGTTATCCATCTACGGAGAAGCTCTAGCCGATCTTCAGGGACTCCTTCAAGTTTGCCTAAGTTATAGGCTTGCTGAACACGCTCTACCCCAAGCCCTAAATTGAAATAGGGCTCTGGAGGTGTGTAATTTCCTTTATCGATCATATCGTCGATAATTTTATCGATCAGTTCCACATGGGCATTCTTCAGTTTGTTGCTTCTATCCAAATCAGGAAACTCTAAAAGCTGATGAGCTTCCTCGGTAGAGAACATACCGTTCATGTGCATCTCTGTAACACTTGCTAATTTTGCGGCAGGAGTTTGAGGAAGAGTGCCGACAGGCTGAATACGCATAACGTATTGGTCTTCCTTCATGTTCACATCTTTCCAATCGATATGCTCAACCCCGGAATTTGGAGAGAAACTTAGCGAGGTATACTTCTCACCGTCCAAGGAAACATCCTTGATAAGAGAAATTAGCTGTCTTGCAATTTCAATAAAGACACCTTCATACGCTTGCCCGACAACCATAAATCGTTCAGATTCTATGTCAGAAAACTCACGAAGAGCCCGTCCTGAATCAAGGCCAGGAGGCTTCTTACTCTGTGCCGATAATTGAGAAATTCCTGTTTGCTCAAATGCCTGGTTCACAAGTCTATCAAGGTGGGAAAACATTTCCCCAGAAACAGTTCGCGGAACAAAGAACTGCGGAGGCTTGCCCCTGTATCGAATTGCTCCCCAGACTCTATTATTCACATGAGCAGTAACAATCTTGCTAGACTCATCGATAAAGACCTTTGGCGTACCAAGGTGCATCTGCTGTTGGATCTGAGCAAGCAACTTATTAATCTCGACCTGGATACCCTTAACTTCCTTAGCCAAGCCATTGCCCCAAAATGAGATTGGAGATTCTGTCCATCGGATAAACACGAATGGGAAATAGTCTTTTTCGTATTCTTCATCGAGCAAAGTTGCGGTAGCTATAGAGATGATATGTCTACCATCCTCAGAGTCGGGACCAGATGGAAGATGCCAAGCTTCATGGCACTTAATCATATCCGAATACTTAGTTTCTTCCTTTTCGTAATCATCTATTTTTTCGACTGCATCTAGTATTTCTTTTTTATGTTCTGGAAATTTTGCCGCCAGGACATGACGAGAAACCATTTTAGTCTGGAAGATTTGTCGAGGCTCTGCGGTTTGTGATTCAGCGCTATCAAGCGTTAACTCAATCAGCTGCACTCGCTCTAGCTTGGTTTCCCCATGCTCCATGAAAACCTTGATAACTCCAGTTCCAAAGATACAGGCATCGAGAAAAGCCTTTTGCGCGAGAGCGTAGGCTTTTGTGGAATAGATTTGCCCCTGCATGAACTTGTCAAGATTCTTAGCTTTGCGCTGTTGGGACCAGTCGCCACCAGATGTGAGGAATGAGATACCAGGACGATGTTTTGCTATCTTTGCGGTAGCTGCCTGACAGAGGGAGTGAATGATATTGAACGTTAATCGTGGTCTATTGCTTCTATACCGAAAGCTATCGTCACCACTGCTCAATGGTCTGCCACCATATAGGCCGACATAGGTATTTAGGTCATTATAGAACTCATTCTGCTCATCCCTGAGTACAGTAATGTGCTTATCAATCGCAGTGTGTGGATCTTTCTTACCTTGCCACCAGAAGATATCGTCATAAATACCATACATTACGGTGTAGCACTCCAATATAGCATTTCTTCATCAGAATAACCGTCTTGCTTTTCTGAAGAAGTAATGATGTTGTCACTATCGCTGCTTTCGGAGATTATTGGCCCCTCTTTGTCGTAATTATCCATAGAAAAGGCTTCATTTGCAACCTTAATAGCAGGATCATACATCTTATGAGCCAAACCTACCGGATCTGCCAGGTTAAGTTTCAGT